GCGGCGTCCTGCTGGGATGAAACGATGGTCCCAACCGCAGACGTTGCGGCAGCCGTGACGGTGGCAAGGATAATCGCGGTTTCGATCCCTATGGAACAGAGCCACATTTCACAGGCAGAGAACTCGCCGCGTTTGGGATCAAACCTTGGGAGCATCGCTCGCCCCCTTCACATAGGCGTAAAGATCGCAGGTTCCGCCATCCGGCATATACCCCCTCATTCCTTCCGGGGTTTCCAGAACGAAGCCCAGCTTGTCCATCCACTGATGCGCTGGGGCGTGGCCGTGGAATACGGTAGCCTCTATGCGGATGGGGGCTTGCTGAGCTTCCAGAAAGTTTCTGACGCGCTGGTGTACTTTGAAGAAGTTGATGGCCCCCATTCGGCCCAAGAGCCCCCAGGCGGTCATTCTATTTTCGGCGGTTCGAAACACGCCTATGCAGCCCAGCACCGCGTCGCCCTCGACCGCCGACCAGGCCCCCGCGCTGGCCGCTTTGATCGCCTCGGCATTGTCCAGCGCGTTGCTGATATCAAGCGACTGTTCTTCCTGCACCTGAAGACGCGCCAGATGATCGGGCTGGAATTCAATTATTTCCATCTTCAATCATCCTGCGTTGACAACTGGAAGGCCATCGCCTGCACGATTGACGGCAGCGGGTGAAGCATGGCGAACGTCGCGTTAACCTCCCTGTTGTATTCGCCATCGAAGTCCTGTTCCACCCATCCCGTGACCAGATCGGGGGCCGCGTCGTAGTCGGTCGCGTCGTCAAAGAACTCCAAGCCCGGCACCGGGTCAAGGTCCGCGGTCGCGTCGGACTTGCCGGCGTGACCGCCCCAACTTGCCAGAACCCGGATCAGCAGCTTGTCGATGCGCTTGGTTTTGCCCTGCGGCGAGCCTTCCCGCGATCCGGCTTCAATCGAAAGCGGGGTCAGAAAGGCGTTCTTGTGCAGCCCGACATGGACCTTCGCCCCGCCATTTTCCAGCGTGATCTTGCCGCTGGCGACTACCTGATCAGGGTGCGTGATGCCGTCGCAAAGAATGGAGACCGTCTCACCTTCCAGATGGTCGAGCCCGCGAATGGTGGTGGTGGCGGCCCCGTCATAGGTCAGCCCGCTATCCACGAAGAAAGCGTCGGCAAGCGCGTTGCCGTCTTCCCATTCGTCTTCGATGAATTCGATATAGCGGGCCGTCGCGCCGTTGATCCATCGCTGGGCGATGACCCATGCCTCATCCATCGTTTCATCGGATGATGGGATAACCTCGACGCTTTCAACCTTCGTTTGAGTGCCGGCTGCGTCGCTCTGGCCGCCCAGTATGTGCCGGTGCCAGGCCGTCACGTCCTGATCGCGCTCGTAGCTGAAGCCGGCCAGCGTACCGTTGTTCAGCGCCGCCCACATGATCGAGTGCGGCGACTGCTGATAGGCGATTTCGGTAATCGAATGCTTGGTGATCTGATCGGCCAGCAAGGTCATTTCCGGGGCGCGGAAACCATCGTCTTCGAACACGTAGGCCAGTTCGCGGACCCGCTTCTTATCCCTCGACAGGTAGAGGATCGCGTTGCCCGCCTCGACCGGGTGGACTTCAGCAACCCCGAACGTGGTTGAACGCTTGGCGCGCGGCGGGTTGATGGCGCTGATGGCTTCGCTGTTCGATGCCTTGATGATCCATTCGCCGCCCGTGGTGCCGACGAAAAGCCCCTTGTCGTCTTCGATCATCCATCGGATCGCATTGACCTTGCGGCTGGTCAGCGTGAAGGCGACGGCGTTGTCCGCCAGGACCGTGCTGCTGCCGCTCTGATCGTCGGGCTGGAAGTTCTCATAGTCCCCGGTCGATGACCCGTCCAGCCGGTTCAGGTTGGCCGTGGGGCCGCCGAACACCAGGCGATCCTCGTAGAACGTCACCGCCGCCGGGTAGCCGGTGGTATCGGACCAAACCCCTAGCCGCCATTCGGCGCTGGCCGTCGCCGCCGCGGGGGCCTTCTCGACCGTCGCCGTGACGTGGGTTGTGTCGGTATGGGCGGTGATCTTCAGCCAGCCCCAGGCGGTTGATATCAGATCGCGGTAGCGGATCAGCCGGCCAACGTCCGTCGTCAGAAAGCCCTGGCCGTTATTGATCCCGGTGACGGCGCTGGCGGTGACGGTGACGCTGCCGCTGGTTGCCGACAGGGCCAGCGTTGTGGCGGTGGTATTCGACGGCAGATAGGGGCCGTCCTGAAAGGCTATTTCCGTCAGCGTCCAGCTTGTGTGACCCGTGCGCTCCAATTTCCGAGGGGTGTAGGACGGATGCACCAGATACAGAACATCGTTCGATTGCACCTTGCGAACCTGCGGGATGTCCGCTTCCAGGTAGGGGTGCGAAAGCTCGTAGATTTTCTTGGCAACGCCGGCGCTGGCGTAAGCCGTGAAGGCGGTTGTATTGGTGCCGGTCAATTCAAACGTGCTGGCCGTCTTGTTGGCGACGATGTAGCGGTTGGTGTTGACCTCGACCATGCCGACGACATCTTCGATAATCACTTCGTCGCCGTTGGTGTAGCCGTGGGCCGCCGAAGTGGTGACGACGCCGGGGTTGGCCTGGGTGATGCCGGTAATGACGACATCGGCTTCGGCGATCGGCGCGCGGTTCCTGTAAAAGCGGAAATACAAATCCCCGAATTCGATCATGTAGGCTTGCGTGACGCTGAACTCGAACGGCAGCAGCCTTGCCGACTTCGATTGCTTCTTCAGCGGGGCAACGAACCGGGTGCCGGAACGGCGCACCGCCGGCCCTTGCGGCAGCGGGATGTAGTTCAGGATCGTCTTGCAGGATACGCGGAACTTCTGAAGGTCCGCGCGTCCGTACAGCAGCGGCCCCCATTCCCCACCGGCAAAGCTAGGTTGCGACGGCGATGCGGTCGGCATCGCTACAGCCTCGCGTCAAGCCAGGTGTCGGTATCCACGTCGTCAGGCGTCCCCTCTGCCCCATCCGCCCACCACGCAAGGTCAACGATGTCGCGCGTCAGGCGGTCCCGCAGGCGATCCTGCTTGGTGCCGCTCTGGGTCATTTCCTCGACGTTGGCAAGGGCAAGCTGGTGGTAGAAATACTTGACGAACAGCGCATCGAATTCGGGAACATTCTGGTTGTCGTAGGTGTAGAGGATTTCCAGCGGGTCGCCCGCGTCGGTGTAGATGTAGCGCCCCGTCACCCGCCATTTTGACCTAGAGTTGATGCCCCGAACCGACAGGCAATCGACCGGCAGCAGGTATCGGTTGGCGAAAATCCATGTCGGGTCGGTGCCGTCCTTGGCCAGCGATGCTTCAGCTTCGGCGAAGTTCCAATCGGTTTCGCGCAGACATTCCTTGCGCACCTGATCGTAGCTGAAGGCCATTGCCCGCGCGCCCTTGGATGCGTCCGCCGGGTCGATGTTGGCGACCCTTTGCGCTCCCAGAAGACGCAGCGCGTGGTTGCCGATTTCGGTCTTCGAAGCGGCCATCGGCTAGACCCCTATGCAGGCGGCCAGTCGTTTTCCAGGATGTACTGCTTGATCTGCTCCAACGCCTGCACGACTTCGGCGCGGACGTTGACGACTGCCAGGTCAGCCGTTACGCGGACAACCGCGCCGGCTGTGACCGCCGTTCCGACTGCCTCGACCACATCGTCGGGGCTTTCGCCAAGCCCGATTTCATATTTGCGGGTTGCCATGTCTGCTGATCCTTTCGGTTAGAGAAAAGGGGCAAGGCTGTGAAGCCCTGCCCCTGTCCCGTCACATAGTCGCACGAACAGGGAGAACGTGCAGCTACTCGACAGCCACGATGAGATAGCCGTTCAGCGTCGCCGCGTCTGGCCATGTGCCATCGTTCACCTGCGCTTCCAGATCGACGCCATCGCGCGACTGGAACCGCTTTACTTCCGCCCCGCCGATGGTGCCGATGGGGCTGAAGGCGACGGCGCTGGAAACGTCAACGCCATCGTCCAGGCCGTTGGGGTCAGCGGCGACGGCCGCCCCGTCCTGATCCACATAAGCGGCCCAGCCGGTATCCATCGTGCGCGCGGTCCCCAGGGCGCTGGAAGCGAAACGAGATAGCGCCAGCAAAACCGAACACTGGCCGGGGTAAATCTTGACCAGTTTTGCGGTGCTGGTGGCGTCGCCGGCCCCCGACTGGGTATGGTCGAAAGCCAACACACGCATCTTGCCGTAATACTGATCGGCTGCCTGGAGAACAGGCGGCTTGGTCGAGTAGATATTGGCGTATTGCGTGCTTTCCTGTGCGGTCACTGCCATTTGATACTGTCCTTTCGGTTTGCTGCGTTGCTACGAAACCAGCCGTTCTAGGCTTCGCTGCAAGGCAACTCTGTGACCTTGACTTCCTCCAGACGGGTTCCGCCAAAGGTGCCGGCAGCGTGAACCTGGGCGGAGTAGTTCTTGTCATCGCGGATACTGACGTTGATGGCAAGATCGTTCCACATGCCCAAGTGCATTCCCGACCGTGCCCAAGCGGGGCAACGGCGATAGGAGTTGCTGTCGGTGGCGAGCCGTTCGGAATGGATGAATTCGAAGCCCACGAAACGCCGCAGCTTGCCGTCTTCGAGAACCGGCGCGCTGGTGAATTCCTTGGATTTGACTTCGTATTCGTTCAGCAGTTCTTCTTCCTGAAGCGCCGAAATCCCGCAGTAGATGGGATCGACATCAAGGTCCACTTCGGCGGCGCGGAGCAAGCGACGTGCCCGTTTCAGCTTGGTGGTGTTGATGCCGGTGGCTGCCGACGCGCCAAGGGCGACGGCGATCTGCTGGGCACCGGGGAAGGTGGTCGAGGTTCCGCCCCGGACGCCGGTTTGTGCCGTTCCGAAAAACGCCTCGATGATGGCGTCATCTTTCCAGCGGTTGATTGAGGCCCCACCGTTGATCGCGTAATGGCTTTCCAAGTCCACGATCATTCGCAGCTTGTCTTCCTTGTCGATCAAGTCCGCCCAGATGTAATCCGTTGGGTAAACCCAGCGGGCATCGTGCGGCGTCGAAATCAGAGGGGTGTCCATGTGGCGGGAAGTCTTCTTCATGGCGGTGACTGCGCCAATCTGTTCGACTGCCTTGCCACCGTCGCCGGTGTAATTGTCCGTCGTGACAGCAGCGGCGAAACGGCTTCCGACCTGTTGCGAGAGCATATCGACGGTTGCCCGGAATTCGTCAACAAAGGCCGTGGTTACTTCAAAAGACATGGCTTTCGCCTTTCCGTTGGTTGCGTGAAAACTGCACCTAACCGGAAGGGTTGCCCGCTGTTGCGGAACCTGCCTTGTCTGATATCGGGGACCAACCGCCGCACTTTCGCGGGGTCAGCCGGAGCCTGAAACTCAGGGTTGCCCGGTCTTGCCTTGCCCCGGTGCCCCGCCGGTCGAATGGGAAATAATTCGATTACCCGGCGGGGCGTCCGGCACCAAGGTTTGCAGCGGAGTTAGGGCAAAATAATTGCGCCCTGTCAACTACTCCGGGTTTTTCTGCGCGTACAGGGCTTTGCGCTCCGCCATCAACTGCACATATTTCGGGTCTTTGCGCAGCCCGGCCTTGCCCTGGAAGTCCTTGGCCAATTTCGCCAGCCCGCCCTCGACGTCTACCAGTTTCGCCGCCGCTTCAACGGTGGTCAGCGTGGTGCCCTTGGGTGTCGCGTCGCCGTCCCGCTTGAGCCCGGTGGGCGACATCTTTTCGCCAATGCTGATGAACATGCGCATCAGCCCAGCGGCACCGACCTTGCTTTCGAGCGTGTCCAGCACCGCCTTTTCGACGCCCAGCGCCCGCGCCGCCTGCTTGGCCATGGTGTATTTTTCTTCCTTGGCCCCGCCCAGTTCGCTGTCGAGCGTGAGCAAGTCCTGTTCGCCCTGGCGCTGCTGTTCGCTGGTCTGGGCCTCCCCGGCCTTCTGGTAGAATTCGGTCATACCGGGGCCGAGGATATCCAACTGCGCCTGGCTCAATCCGGCCTTGTGAACCAGCGGGCGCATGTGATCGTGGAACGCCTTGTCGGTGTCGGTGAATTCCTGCCCGTCGCCGGGCTCGATGGTGTAGCCGGCGGCATCGTCGGGCCGGCCCAGCTTGCTGTAGACCTGATCCCAGCCGGCAGCGTCTTCGGGATTGTCCGGCATGACGATCCGGTCCTTGCCGACAAGCGTTTGGGCTTCGGCGTAGCTTTTGGTCAGCCCCTCGAATGATTTGAGCCGGGCGAACGGGGCCGAAACCTTCATGTCGTCGGGCAGCGCATCGCGGAACGAATTGAAGGCAGCTTCGTCGGTCATCATCGAACCGAAGTCCGGTGAGGCCGCACCGCCAGTGCCGCCGTCCCCACCGTCGCCGGTGCCCCCGCCGCTTCCTCCGCCGTCATCTGGCGCGAATGACCGTTGCATCAATGTTTTGAGTGTCGTCATAGGTTCTCGTTCTCCCTGTTGAACATGGTTTCAACGTCTTCGTCGTGAAGACCGATCATGTTTCGGATGTGCTGGTATACCGCCTGCTTTCCGACATTGCCAAGGGTTGCAGCTTCATCGACCGACCCGTCCGGCCTCATTGCCTGGGCGGTGTCGGTCATGCAACAGGCATCGGCCAAGTCCTGCAACACGGCCTGGCCCTGCGGCCCGTTGAAGCACCCACGATAATTGTCGGCCAGCGAAAGTATCTCGCCCGCTGCCTGATCCTGCGTCATGCCGCCGGCAGCGGCCCACGCCATGATGCGCTTGAACGCGGTCATCCCTCGCGCCTCACGCTGACGATGCTCATGCCCGCCGCCGCCGCCTTGGCGTCCTTGCCGGCCACCATGTCCATGATCGCGTTAATCATGTCTTCGGCCACCTGCCTGGCCTTCAGGCGGGCGATGTTTTCATCCGTCACCGCGACCACGCAGACGGTGTTGCGGTGGGGGAACATCGGGTCGAGGAATGTCAGCGTCAGCTTGGCGCAGTTCTTGAAACCGGCGGCGTCGTTCGCATCGCTGACGAAATTGGAATTGGGCTGGGGGGACATCAAGCGGCGCTTTCAGTCTCGCCCGCCGCGATCTGCTGGGCGCTGGCCGCATCCTTGGCCGCCCTGGCAACACCCGGCGCGGCTTCGGCCAACTGGGCCGCCTGCTGCTGCTGGTTGCGCGCCTCGCGGCGGGCCTCGACGTCCTGAAGGTCGCGCAAAATCTTGGTCGGTGCGCCGTTGATTTCGGTGGTCAAGCGGGCGATCTGGTCAAGGTCGAAATTGTCCACCACGCTGGCGTCAAACTGCGCTAGCGGGATAACCTGTTCCATCGTGCGGCTGATGGCCAAGCCTTCCTCGGAACGCTGCGCCCGGTTGATCGGGCTATCGTACTCGATTTCGTAATCACCTTCCGCGTCGATCAACTCCTGCGGCATTTCCGGCAGGTGCCCGTTGCGCAGCAGGATCGACAGTTCGCGGTTGACCATCGGGCCAACGCTTTCCGACTGCTGGCGGCCCATCGTCGGACCCATCACGACGCCGCGTTCCTGGGCCAGCATCAGGGCTTGCGTCGCGGTCATGTTCGGGTGCTCGGTAAGAGCCCGCATCAGGTTGACCAGGAAGGCATCGTCAATCGTTCGCAAGCGCCGCTCGACGCCGACTTCGCCGGCCTGGAGGTCGATGCCAAGGTCCATCGGCTGGACAAGCTGCTTGCCTTCCTTGGTGATGCCGCCACGGGTGAGCGCGCCCGGTTTCATCATCACCTTGCGCAGCAACCCGTCCCGCGCCGCCAGCAACGGCGGGCGGTTTTTCAGGTGCGTGGCGATGATCTGTTCCTTGGCCTGCTCGTTGACCATCTTGATATCGGGTAGAACGATCATGGCCGGGCCGCGACCATAGGTTTCACCGGGGGCCGTGACATAGCGCGAGGCCATGTAGGGGAATTCCTGTTCGCCCCCAAGTTCGATCACCTGCTTATCGTCGGCGGCGACATAGATCGAAGCGAACGGCATGTTGATAGCGTCGATCTTGCCCAGGTCGCGGTCGTCGCGCGGCTGGACAACGTGGAGCATCTGGAATTCTCTTGAAGGATCGTCGTTGGCCGCCAGCCTGATCTTTTCGGGCAGCGCGTCCCACTGCTTTTCAAACTGCTTGGCGATGGCCCGCGCCGTCATCCGGTAGTCGCGGAAGTTCACGTCAACGAAGCCGTACTGATCTTCGGCCCAGTAACATTCCGGCAGGTGGATCGAGCGGTAGAAGGGGACGCCGCCCCGGCTCAAATCCTCGCCGACCCAGAGACAGCCGGACCCCAGCGCGCCAACGCTCATGTAGGTTTCATGCTGCTGGCTGGCGTAGTTGGCTTTCGTCTCGTAGCGTTTCTGGAACAGGATCGCGTTGGCTTCCTCGAACCACACCTTGACCGAACGAACCTGGTTCAGCCTGGCGGCGGACGCTTTCAGGAAGTGCCACCTGCTGCCGCGCGGGGTAATCATCGCCTCCATCGAAGCGGCGAAGCGGTCGAGCGCCAGCGCCGGCTGCGCCTCGTAAATCTTTTCGGTGCGCTTGGCCCCCTGGGTGCGTTCCTTGTCAGTGATCGACGCCTGCCGCGGCAGGATGCGGTCGGATATCTCCTGCCAATGGCTGTCCCACACCGAGCGCCGCGAGGCCAGCTTGTCCTTGCGGTTCAGAAGGTCGATGGCGATTTGGTCGGACATCGGGGGCTAGATGACGCTGAGTTTCAGCCCGGAGCCCTGATCGGCGTTCTTCAGTAGCCCACGGTGCAACTCGACGTTGGCCGGGATGATTGGGCTGGTGTCGGCGACCGCGGTTGGCGACGCCCCGATCAGGAAGTTGCCGGCGGTGTCGGCGACGATGGCGATGAAGCTGGTTTTGGCATTGAAGGTGGCGGACTTCACTTCTCCGGCTGTGAAGTCCACAACCTGCGTTGCGATGGCCGGCTCTTCGCCCGCCGGGAAAACGCCGCCCATCGGGTCGGATGCCTGGCGCACGAATTCGGTAATCGTCAGAAGGGCCATGTTATTCCCCTAGCAGTCGCTTGGTTGCGGTGTTGGCCGTTTCGGTGACGCCCTGGCTGCCGGTCAGGATCGTGGCCGCCGACCCCCTTGCCGACCGTCGCCGCCTGCGTTCGGCCAGCGCCTCGCCCTGCACTTCGGCGTCGGACTTGCCGGGCGGCGCGCCAATCGGAGCGGGGTTCGGAAGGCTGGGGCCGCCCATTACGCGGCGTCCTGCTCGGCCGTCCTGTTCATAATGCCGGCTATCGCTTTGAAGGCAGCCAGGAACTCGCGGGCCAGAACCTCGTAGCTCCATCGGTCGCGTGGGCCAAGGTCTTCCCAGCGTTTGGCCCCACCGTCGAAGCCGGCTTCCAACATCTTGTTATCGTAGATTGACTTGGCGACGATCTGCACTTCGTCGGTCATGTCCGGCCCGATCTGTTCCAGCTTTTCGGTGATCGGGCGGGGCTTCGTTGCGTGGGGTGATCCAGCCATAAGCCTAAAACTCCGGGTCGTCGTAGGTTTCAACGCCGACATCTTGGCCAACGCTATAACCCCTTTCGTTCAGCGGTTCAACATTCTCTGCGAACGTCAATCCAACGCTGTCCCCAAGGTCGGGACTGAAGTGCAGCCGCTTCTTGATTAATTTCTTGTCTTCAAGCAGCAGTCGGCTGTTGCTGTCCCAACCCTTTCGCGGGGCGCAAAGGTGGGTAGAAAAGATATCTTCGTCGGGCAGATCAGCGCCGATTTCATCCAACAGCCACTTGTTCATTTCGCCCCAAAGCTCGGCCCGTTTGTTGGCGTATGCTTCGCTATCGTTGGCCCTCGCTCCGAAGTTGACGCCGGTAATTCGCTCGTACCCCAGTTCGTCAAGCCGGTCATAAACCCCAGCGCCAAGCCCGGTTATATCAACGAACAGATGGTCGGGCTTCAGCTTGATTAACCATGACGCGGTCCAGCCAACGACTTCCATCAGGTTATCGCTGTCGATGACGCCATCAGTGATCGAGATATGCCGTCCGACGATGCGCCCCTGCCGGTCGATGATGCGCGTCAGGTCGCCGCCGCCCCGCGCTATGTCCAGGCCAAGGATCAGGGGGACGCCGGACCACGTTTCGAGGTGGTTCTTGCGGGCTCGCAGCACCGTGTTGGGCTGGATCAGCACGTCTTCGGTGGTTGTCTGGAATGCCTCTTGCGCCGTCGCCGGGTATTCCTGCCGGAACTTCGGGCCGATCTTGTCGGGGCTGCCCCCCAGCGGCGTTACAAGTTCGTGGTTCTTGGCATAGGCCCAGTAGATTTGATCGTCTTCAAGGTCGTGAAGCT